AAACACCTGCACCATTCTATATTGATGGTGTAAGATATCAGATTGATGCAGTAATCAATTACAACGGTCCAGCAGGCACGGCAACACTATTATTGAATCCAACATCAAATAGCGGTAATGGTTTTGTATTACCTAATAATACAGACATTGTTATACAGACTGCTGGTAATAGAAGTATGTTGGCAAATGACTACACACAGGTAAACGATTTAGGTTATGGTATTGTTGTTAACAATGGTGCGTTGTCAGAACAAGTTTCAACATTTACATATTACAACCACGTTGCATACTACGTTAACAATGGTTCAAGTATTAGATCATTAAATGGATCAAACAGCAACGGTGACTTTGGACTTGTATCAGCAGGATCTGATCCAAACGAATTAGTTGATGAAATTACACTTGTTAAAAACATGGTACAGACCGCAAGGATCTATGACGATGGTTCATCCTTTGTAAATGCAATTAACAAAAATAAAGTTTATGTTTACGACTACACAGACATTCCACTAAACGTTTCAGAACTTGAAATAGATCATGGTGGATCAATAGGTATAGTTAGATATGAAGTAAACAGTATCCAAAGCACGACAGCACCAGGACAGTCAGCCACAAATGCAAGTAAGAGCGGAACTGTACTACAATTAAACATTGGTGGTAGTGATGGATTACAAGCGGCTTTAAGCAATGGTGATAAGGTCACAATCAGAGCATTACAAAACTTCCAGTTCGCAGATTTAATCGACGATGTACCTATTAGACCATCAACTGCAATCGTGTTTGATGAAAATGAACAATTTACTTATAGAAGTATTGCGTTTGGAAAAACAGATAGTTTAGGTAATCAGGTTGCTTCTGGAAACAGTATCATAACATTTGACGCAAGTTTTGACTATGTAAGAATGATAGTAGCCAACACTGAAGCGGCATTAACAACTTACTCAGGTGCCGGCGGAGCATCACAAGGTGCGGCGGCTGGTGATGATGTAATTGCTATTTCAAAAATTAGTGAGCAAACTGATATTGACAGATTGAATAATGGTGATATGATATTTGCACACGCAGGTAAACTTCACAGAATTAACAATTACATTGATAGAGGAACATACGCAACAATAAGTATTTCTGATGTTACTGATGGTGATGTTAGTGGTACTGGTCAAACAGGATTGGCGGCAAGTGTTGTACAAACTTCAGCAATTACTTTAAGAGCAGGTTTGGCGGCAAATGAAAACGCAACGTTGACAGTAAGTATTTCTACTTGTAGAGCAACAGGACATGATTTCAACCAAATTGGTACAGGAGGATTTAACACTTCAAACTATCCAAGTGTAATTTACGGTGATCCACAAAGTCCTGTACAAGCAAACGAAGTTGATGAACGTGGTAAAGGTAGAGTATTCTATGTAAGTACAGACCAAAACGGATTCTTCCGTGTAGGTAGATTCTTTACAGTTGACCAAGGTACAGGTCAGGTTACATTCGCGGCAAGTATTGCATTAAGTAACTTAGACGGTATTGGATTTAAACGTGGTGTTGTCATAACTGAATTCAGTTCAGATAGTTCAATGACTGACGAAGCATCAGACTCAGTTCCAACTGAAGAAGCAGTAGTTGGATACGTTAATGCAAGATTAGGTTTTGATAAAAATGGAGCGGCAGTAAGTCCATTGATAGGTCCAGGTGCCCTTGCACTTGATGGTACTACTTCTCCAACTGCAACAATTAGTTTTGGTTCACAAAGATTATCTAATCTAAGTGATCCATCAGTACCAAGTGATGCCGCAAACAAATCTTATGTAGATGCTAGAACACCATTTGGTAATAGTTTAATGTATGGTACTGGTACTAACGGTACAAGAGATGCAAATGATATAATTGTATGGACAGGGACAGAATGGGATACTGCAACACCAACAGGTACAGTAGGATTCACATATGATGCGTCGAACAAAACTGTTGCTATGGATATTACAGATGGTAGCATTGAAAACGCAGATGTAAACACTAACGCACAAATATCACAAAGTAAACTTGCAATGCAGGCCGCAGGTACTAGAGCAAATGCAACAGGCATTTCACAAGCAAACCTAGGACTTGCAAGTTTTGATTCAGCAACATTTACATCAACAAGTGGTTGGATTGAAATCGATGCTGGTGGATTAAAATTAGACAGAATTAAAAATATTGCTGATAATCATTTACTTGGTAGAAATGATGGTGATAGTTCCGCACTAGGACCAATTACTGCTATTCCTTTCTCAACTATTGTAAACACAGGTGGTGCGTTTACCACAACTGGTCAAGCAGACAGAATTGTTAAAACACATACAGATGGATCCATTGATGGACAAATTATTAGAGTAGATGGATTCCCAACTATTGATACATCAAGTTCAACTGTAAACTTTAAGACTCCAGGCACTGGAACATTTATGAGTGCTATTGGATCTACTGATGCTACAACAACTGTATCATTCCCAGGAAGTATAGATATGGGATCAGTTGGAGTAACAGAAAGTTATTTCCAAGCAAATTCAGGTTACAATAATACAAGCAGAATTGCTACTCCTTGGGTGCTTACAAACTTTATAGAAGCACAAAGTGAAAAGGATCAACAAGGTACTGGTATTGGCTTAGGTGCAAACACAGGTTACAGTAACGCAGATGAGGTAGCACTTGTATCAGGTGGTACAACTGTTGCTAAAGCAGTTACAACAGGATTTAATCCAGGCGGACATCAAACACATACACTAGGTACAAGTGGTACAGGTGAATGGTTAAGTGTTCATGCAGTTACGTTCAGTGGTCAAGCAAGTACGGCTCTTTATGCTGACTTGGCTGAGAACTATAAAGCAGATACAGAATACGAACCTGGAACAGTATTGATATTCGGTGGCGAACAAGAAGTTACAACTACACAACTAAAAGATGATACTAGAGTAGCAGGGGTTGTTTCAGAAAATCCAGGTTACTTAATGAATAAAGGACTTGAAGGCGACAATGTTGTTGCACTTGCACTACAAGGTAGAGTTCCTGTTAAGGTTGTTGGTATTGTTAAAAAAGGTGACTTACTTGTTGCGGCATCAACAAGAGGCTATGCAATTTCAAATAATCAAGCAGGCGTTGGTACAGTAATTGGTAAAGCAATTAGCACAAAAGACGATGCTGGAAAAGGTGTAGTTGAAGCAGTGGTGGGTAGAGTATAATGGCGCAAAAAAATATTAACATAGGTTCGAGTGCTAACAAAGGTGACGGTGATCCAATCAGAACGGCCTTTAGTAAAACCCAAGACAACTTTACAGATTTATACGCAAGAATAGTAGTAGTTGAAGGACAGGTAGGTATTGCCAATCAAGGTGGTGCAACTATTTCACAAAGCATCATTGGAGATGTAATAGGTCAAGATTCAACTGTAATTATTGATTCAAATACAAACAATATAGTTGGTAGCACAATAACTGCTACAAGTTTTAAAGGGGATATAAATGGATCTGTCTTTGGAGACGATTCAAGTTTATTAGTTGATGCAGTAAATGGTACAATACCAGGTTACATTAAATTATCAACATTAAAATCAACAGTGGCGGCAAGTACGGATTTCGCTGACTTCAAAACAAGGATAGCGGCACTATAAGGATAAAGATATGGCAAACAGAATACCACTAATAGTAGATACAGGAGACGGCAATAAGATTAAAGAATTGCCAATAGGTGATAATTTAAACTTAACTGGTTCTGGTATTGTAGGTGCTGGTAGCATTTCAGCAACAAGTTTAACTATTAACAATGTACCATATAATCCTTTCAGTGGTGCTTATGCAGACCTTACAGGAAAACCTACTATACCTGCAACTACAGATGATATCACAGAAGGAACAAAGAAATTTTATACAGATGAAAGAGTTGATGATAGAATATCAAATCTTTTCCAAGCAGGTACAGGTATTACACTGCAATACAATGACGCAAGTAATTTAATGACAATATCCGCAACAGGCGGAGGAAGTGGTGGATCAAGCACACTAGCAGGATTAACTGATACAACTATCGTTGCACCACTTACAAATCAATATATAAAATGGAATGGATCAGCATTTGTAAACTCAGCAATAGCATACACAGATATTTCAGGAACTCCAAATTTAGATAATGTTGCCACATCAGGTAGTTACTTAGATTTATCAAACAAACCAAGTATTCCAAATGACATTGGTGATTTAACAGACGTTGATACAACTTCTACTGCTCCAACATCAGGACAGGTTTTAAAATGGAGTGGTACACAATGGGCACCTGCAGATGATATAACATCAGGTGGCGGTGGACTAAATGCAGACACACTTGATGGGTTTGATAGCACATATTATCTTAACTTTAACAATTTAAATAACAAACCAACTTATGGTCAAAATGATTTAAATGATACGACAATAGGTGGTAATTTAGCAACCGGACATTTATTACAATACAATGGTAGTGCTTGGGTCAACGTAGACTTCCAACCTAATTTTAGCATCATACAAAACACACCAACAACACTTGCTGGTTATGGAATTACAGATTCACCAACTAACTTAACAGACTTAGGTGGAATTTCTTCTCCAAGTGGTGCAGATAAATTACTAGCATCAACAGGAACACCAAACACTTATGCTTGGCAAACAACATTAAATGGTATTTCAATTACTGCGGCAGGAACAATACAATTTGCAAACGGTACTTCAATTAATGAATTCAGCACTGATACAACTCTAAGTGGAAACAGTGACGATGCAGTACCAACTGAAAAAGCAACCAAGAGTTATGTTGACACATCAATCGCAGGAATAAGTGTAGATGGTTTAGAATCAAGAAGCACGATTACTACAACAACAAATAGTATTGCAACAGGTGTTACAGAAAATAAAAATTTAACAGGATTCAAAGCATATGGTTTGATGAGCATCACAGTCAACAATGCGGCATGGGTAAGAGTATATACCAACAGTGCTAAACGTACTGCTGACGCATCAAGAAGTGAAGGAACTGATCCAGCGGCTGACAGTGGAGTAATTGCAGAAGTAATTACAACTGCTTCTGGTACAGTAGACTTTGCTCCTGCTATCGTTGGTTACAACAATGACGCAACTGTAGGCACTGACTTTTATGTTGCAATCACAAACAAAAGTGCCGGTACGGCTACAATAGAAGCATCATTTAAAATATTGAAACTGGAGAGTTAAATGGACTTTTCCAAATATGTAAAACTTCAAGTTTACATGGTTACACTGAAGGATAGTGCTGACCTAGATGATTTCTATACTGATATGGAAACACCAGGCGGTGATCTTTACATACCTGATAGAGCAGTAGGTGTTAATAATAAAAGAGAAATAAGCAGAACTACTGAATACTGGCTAACAGAACAAGAATCTAGATTTTTAAAAGATGACAGTAGGGTAGCATTTGTTGAACTTAATCCAAAAGACAGAGGCATTGAAGTTTCTGAAAATCACATAGAACAAACAGGAAATTTCCACAAAGCAAATTTTGGTACCTTTAGTAATAACTCATATAAAAATTGGGGATTATGGAGATGTTGGGACGGTAATCCAGCGAGTAATGCCTACACAGGTAGTAACACACAGACTATAAAATTAGGATTGACAGGTAAAAATGTTGATGCAGTAATTTGTGACGGTAATGGCGGTGCAGTAATGGACGACCATCCTGAGTTCCAAAAAAATGCAGATGGTTCTGGAGGAACTAGATTTTACAATTACAATTGGTATCAATGGAATCCTCAAGTCACAGGTGGTAGTGCAGGTACCTATACATATAATGGTACTAGTAACCATGCTCATCACGTTGCGGGAACAGTGGTAGGTAACACACAGGGTTGGGCCAGAGACGCAAACTTGTATCATCTTTATTATCTATCTGGTGCTTCCTTTGACTATAACTTTCCATACGTAATGGATTACATTAGATTATTTCATCAAAACAAAAGTGTAAACCCTGAAACAAAAATTAAAAATCCAACAGTGGTTAATAACAGTTGGGGGATGAGCATTTTTCCATCACAATGGAGTTTCAATGATATAACAGAAGTAACCTATCGAGGAACAACTTACACAAGGCCTGTAACATCTGTGCAGGAAAACGGACAATATGGAGTCTATGGTACAGGAACTGAATTAGCAAACTTCTCACAAACATTATTAAATCGTGCTAATAGGATTACGACAAGTGGATCAGAAACAGCGGCCAATGGTGACTTTGGAACAACGCCAAGTGGTTGGTCAAGATCAGGTGCAGTGATGAACATATTAATAAGTGCAGATCCACCAACACAAGACACAGTGCAAGTACAAGGACCGGCTGTAATAGATGTGCAATATGATTTAGCGGCATCAAGTGTAAGTGGAATTCAAAGTATGACTTTAGAAATAGATATTAGAGATGACCAAAACAATCCTATTCAAACAAGCATTACAGGAAGTGATGCTAGTACAGAATCAGGAGAAACAATTCAGGTAAATCTAGCACAATCAAATATTAGTTTACCTAACAACGAAGTGTACAATATAATTTATAACACAACAACATCATTAGGTACTTCACCAACAGTGGCAGGTGAAAAGAAAGCAACCATCGTAGGATACACTCCAGCAACTGCACAGGCAACAACAAGTGATCTAGGTGAGGTAAGCATTGATAGTACGAACGGATTGACAGCATCAGTAACACCAACCACAGGAACTAATAATAATGGATTCTGGGAAATAGATATTCCTTTTAATGTAAATTACATTTCAACAAATTATAATAAAGTTTACATAGGTACAAACAGTTATCTAACATTTGGTAACGGTTCTACTAATAGCACAAATATTTCTAGTACAAATCCAGGCTTTCCTAAGATAATGGTTGGAGCCGCAGATAGAAGTGCTCAAAGAGTTTGGTATGGTGCAACAGGTACAGTGGGTGACAGAATATTTAGATTAGTTTACGAAGGAAGTAGTCAAACTTCAGGTACATTAGGTTCACCAACAGTACGATATGAATATCAATTTAAAGAAGCAAATCCATCAGAAATAGATTTAATTGTAGAACAAAATGCAAACACAACTACAACAACATCAGCATTTAGTTCTGCAACACTACAAGGATTTGGATTTATATCTGGACAAAGAATACCAGTAAGGGTAAATGCTTTGGATAGTGACTTAGAAGATTTAGAAGAAGCAGGAGTTATATTCTGTGGAGCGGCAGGTAATGGTTATTGGAAACACGACTTGCCAGGAGGACCTGACTGGGATAATACATTTAAGATGGAAGATAGATATCCAGGACAAGAATATTATTACCATAGAGGCACATCACCAACTGCAAATGATAATGTTGCAGGTGGAGGAACACATAACATTACAAATATAACAGTAGGAGCCACGCAGGTAGAAACAGGTGTTACACAAGAAAGTAGAATATACTTTAGTGACCATGGACCTGGAGTTGATATATGGGCGCCTGGACATAATATTGTAAGTGCTTATTATACTAATACAGGTGTAGGCGATACTAGGAATAGTTCTAGATACTTAGGCAGGATTAGTGGAACGTCTATGGCAAGTCCTCAAGTTGCAGGAATACTTTGTTGTCTAGCAGAAAGATATCCTAATCTAAATCAAGATCAAATGAAAAAAGTTTTACAAAGTGTGGCAAAGCCAGATCAACTTTATGACAGTACAAGCACAACTGGTAATAACAATGATTACACAGATACAAATGCATTAAATGGTGCACCTAACTTGTACGCATTTTATCCACAACTAAGGCCTTTTGATGGTCGTGCGTTTCCTTACATAACGCATTTAGATAGACCTACTTCTGGAGCAGTATATCCAAGAACCAATAGAACATTTAGAGGATAAATATTAGTATGGCAATACAAACAATTAATATAGGAACAGTAGCAAACGACGGCACAGGTGATGATCTAAGAGAAGCCTTTGTGAAAGTAAATGCCAATTTTGCAGAATTGGCGGCTAGAAATCCTGAAGCAACGACAGGTGCTAACTTAGGCGCAAGTGGTGAAGGTGTTTTTGCACAATTAAATGGTGCAGAAATGCAGTTTAAAAAATTAATTGGTGGTGGTAATGTAACACTATCTAGCGATGGCAATGCTATTACAATTAATAGTGTAGGTGGTTTACAAACACTAAACGTTGAAACAGACAACGGGTCGCAAACAGTCACAGATGGTGATACACTTAAATTTATAGGCGGTACTAATCTTAATACTAAGATAGCAGGTGGTGGTGTTACATTAGATAGTGTAACAGAACTTTCAAGCGATTTATCACCAGAACTGGGTGCAAACTTAGATGGAAAGAACTTTCAGATAATCAATCTTAATAATATTAATGCAAAAGTATTTTCCAAAGACATACGAGATATTGCTGGTTTTAACTTTGGTACAATTAGTAAGTCTTACAACGATATGTTTGCTTGGTTATTGGATAACCAGGATATTGAGTTTGGATTAATTGATCAACCAGGTTTACAAGAAGACAGTACCGTATCAATAAGACTCTTAGATTTAGGTACTATTAGCAATCCTCTATAACCGATAAATATACATAGTTAGGAAAAACTATGGCTAATATCTGGACAGTAAAAACAAATCATGAATTAGGTGTGTATGCTGAACGTGTTTCTACGACCATAGCATTACCTTTAAATACCACAAATTTTACCATATCTTCAGTAAAAGTAATTTCAGGAAGTTTACCTGGAGGACTAAGAATAGAAGGAACTAGTATCATTGGTACTCCTTTTGAAGTTGAAAGAACTACGCAAAGTAGATTCGTGCTTAGAGCAACTACGTCAACTGGTGCTATTGCTGACTGTACTTTATCTGCTATCATAGAAGGACCGGATAGTCCAACTTGGGTAACTAACGAAGGAATGTTAGCACCAGCAAATCCTAAACAATATTTTATACTAGACAACACACCTGTAGATTTTCAACTTAATGCCATCGATGCAGATTTACCGGCTGGAGATGTTTTAGAATATTTCATTGCTGACGGTGATGGAACTTTACCACCAGGCATACAACTAACAACTGATGGCAGATTAGCCGGTGTGGTTGAACCTATACTTGCATTAGATAAATTTGCAAACAGTGGTAGATATGATACTAATGTTTATGGTACATTTCCTTTTGATTTTGGAATAAGAAGTGCAAATGGTTTTGATAGTTTCTTTTATGATATGAGAATATATGATGACAGAATTCCTACAAAGAGTCCAAGAAAATTAAATAGATATTATGAATTTACTGTTAGTGTAAGTGACGGTGATACAATAGCAAAAAGAGATTTCAAAATTTATCTAGTAGGTGACGACTATCTAAGAGCAGACAATACAATCATGCAGGTTGCTAATGGATTATTTACTGCTGACAACACATACATAAGAACACCAATATGGTTGACTCCTGCTAATTTAGGATTCAGAAGAGCAAATAACTTTTTAACAATTTACTTAGACACTTTAGATCCTTCTACCGTTGCAGGAAAAATAACTTACATATTAAGATCATTAAATGATGACGGCAGTGCAAGTACACTACCACCTGGATTAAGTTTAGATACATCAACTGGTGAAATTGCAGGAAGGGTACCTTATCAACCTGCTGTCACAAAAGAATATAAATTTACTATAAGAGCACAAAGACTTGATTCACAAAGTACGTTAGAATCTTTCAAAGATAAAACTTTTACAGTAAGTTTATTAGGAGAAATAGAATCAACTATAAATTGGACAACTCCGGCAAACCTTGGTACTATAAATGCAAACTTAATTAGTACGTTCTTTGTCAATGCAACAACAACTGTTCCAAATGCTAAGGTTGTATATACTTTAAAAAGTGGCAAACTACCACCTGGACTTTCATTAAGTTTATCAGGAGAAATAATAGGTAAAGTCAGACAATTCGGTGATGGCACAAACGCAGGACTTACTACAATAGATAAGTCAGGTACTGAAACAACATTTGATAATAATACTACTACGATAGATAAAATTTACAAATTTACTGTCAACGCAGAAGATAGATTTAAATTTAGTCAAACCACAAGAGAATTCACAATTACTATTTTAGATCCAGATGATAATCTTTATAGTAATCTATATGTGAAACCTTTTATCAAACAATCTACTAGGAATGTTTTTAACACATTTGTAAGTGACCCTAATATATTTGTTCCAGAATACATTTATAGAAGTGGTGATCCAGAGTTTGGAGTACAAAAAGATTTAAAAATGTTAGCATACGCAGGAATAATAACAACTGATGTAAAAAATTATGTTGCCGCGGCGGCTAAACATCATAAAAGAAGAACCTACACCTTAGGTGAAGTTAAAACTGCAATCGCAGTTAAACCAGGAACTAATACAACTGTTTATGAAGTAGTATATGTTGAAGTTATTGATCCTGCTATGCCAACAAAGGGTAGTATAAGACCAACCATAAGTGTAGGCAATGCAAGAAAACTTACTGTTGATAGTGTTGGCTTTGAATCCAAAGATGATAACACAAATTTAGGAAGTGGAGAAAGTATAGTAACCTTGTCCGGTCAAGGACAAACTGCCATACAAGTAACAAGCAACGGAACGAATTTAGAGATAGTTACACGAGGAGGTGTTATTGTAATACCAACCGCGGGTACAATAAAAGTTACACTAGCAAATGGAAATGAAGTTTCTTCAGAACAAAAATTTGTAAGTAATCTTGCTGATCCATATAGGTTCAGACCAAAAAATGCAAACACTGTAAAAGTAAGCAGTGGCAACGTAAAAGTAAGTGAATCAAGTAATCCAAGAAAACATATTGTAAACACAGAAACAATGCGTGGACAAATTGCAAGTTTAGGACTTACTGAAAGAGACTTTTTACCACTTTGGATGAGATCTGCACAAGAGGCATCAGTGCAAGAAATAGGTTATGTTACTGCATTACCATTATGTTATTGTAAACCAGGATACTCAGATGATATATTGTTGAGAATCCAAAATAGCAATTTCAACTTTAAACAAATTAATTTTGATATAGATAGATACATTATAGACAGTACAACAGGTAACAGTAATGAGCAATATATACTGTTTCCTAATTATGAATATAATGTGTAGACGTGGATAAATACATTGAGAGGATAGATTATGGCAAGTAATATAGACAGTGCTAGTATTAATGCTTTATACCCAGTAGCGGGACAGGATAACGATTCCCAGGGTTTTAGAGATAATTTTAGTACGATTAAAAGCAATTTTACTGCGGCAAAGTCAGAGATAGAAGCACTCCAGACTAATACTGCAAAAAAGAACGAAGCAAACAATTTTTTAGGTTTTGACCAAAGTGGAGCAAACTTTGTTAATACTACTAAGAAACTACACCCTGCTTCAGGTACAGTAGTCAACTCTCAAAACGTTAACTTTCCAAATGGACATTACCAAGAATTTACTATTGGTGGTAATGTTACACTTACACTTACGGATTGGCCTGCTGATAACAAAGTAGGAGAAATTAGAATTCTACTTAAAAATGACGGACAGTCACGTGAAGTTACTTGGGCAACTGATGTTGGAAACACAGTCAAATATGACAACGACTTTCCACACAAATCAAGTGCAAGTGCAGACAAGGGTATAGTTACAATTACTAATGATCAAAATCCAATGATATTTGATTTCTTTACCGTTGATGGCGGTGCCACTGTATTTGCGAAATACATTGGAATATTTTCATAATGTTACATCCACTTGAAGACGACCTATCCATCTATAGTAATCAAGAACTGGAACAGAAGATTACTGAACTGACCAAAAAATATTTTAGACAAAGAAATCCTCAAGTAAAACAACAGATGCAACAATTATTGGATATGTATAAAATAGAACTTAGAGAACGTATCCAAAAGGAACAACGCCAAAAACTCAATTTAGATCTTGACAAATTAATCAATATCGAGTAAAATAGTATTATGAAGTTAGATAATCTAGGTTTGCCACGATTCGCTGATCGCGATATTATAGACTTAATCTATAAAGGTAATGCAAATAAAATTGGAAATATTTTTGCAGAGTCTAGTGCTGAGGTAAAACTGTTCAATAAAATAATGGAAGATTTACGTGGTGGTATTGAAATAAAAGAATATCAGGAAATGAACGTCCCACAAGAAGAATTTGATGGCATATTACAGAATGAATGGTTTATGCCTGAGAAATATAAAAAATTAAATATAGAAGAATATCTAAGCACAATAGTTTCAGTAAAATCCCCAGAATGGAAAGTCGTATCAGAAGAACTTGCTGAATTCAAGAAACGTAAGATGTATCCATTATTACAGTTTTTGGTTTATCTAGTAGACTTCATGCGTGATAATAAGATAGTTTGGGGTGTTGGCAGAGGATCTAGTGTGGCTAGTTATGTGCTATATGCGATTGGAATACACAAGATAAATCCAATCCAATATGGACTAGACTGGCGTGAGTTCTTGAGATAAATACGTACATAATAGGAGAAACGTTATGGCAGTAAGACAAACTGGTAGAAAAGTTTATAAGTCAATGCAAGGCAAAACAGTCGACATGGATTTATTACGTCAAAAAAACGAACTAACTCCGGCAGTAGGAAATGCTCGTGTGAATGCACGTGGTGATGAACTAGGGCCAGGTGGTAAGATTGTTCGTAAAAGAGAAGACGTACTAGAAGACTACTACCGTGATACACCGAACCAAGTACCAGATGAGGCACCTGTAGCCGCTGGCGAATCTGAAGTTGAACACAAAGCAGATGCAGTTGAAGAAGAAATTGCAGAGCAAGTTCAAGAAGAAAAAGATGACGCCGATTGGGTTGAAGATGATGATGGTAACTTTGTTAAAAAAGGTGAATAGAAATGTTGAATGCAGTTCCAGTAGTTAAGGGTAAAGTCAGACCTTTACACGATAGAATCATAGTAGCCGAAATGGAATTCGGTGAAGTTACCACGGCAGGTGGTATCATACTCCCAAGCGATGATGGAAAGTCTGAAGGTATTAAACCAAGATGGGCCAAAGTTATCGTTAAAGGTCATGAGAACAAAGAAGAATACCAAGTTGATAATTGGGTGCTTGTTACTCATGGTCGTTGGAGTAGAGGCTTTAAGGTTCAAGAAACAGATGATAGTGATCCTGTTATACTTAGAACTGTTGAAGCGGAAGGTGTGTTAGGTTGGAGTGAAGATGCTCCAAGTGATTTAGCATACTACAACAATCAAACTGGTGTTGATCTTGAAAACACTATTTCGGCCAAAGATTTTGCAAAAGAGGAATAATTGGAAAAAGTAGATTTAAACAAATATAGTGAATTTGTTGAAGAGGTAACATCAGAAGAAAGTAACCAATTATC